TCAATTCTCCTTTTCTTTCAATGCAATAGAAGCGATATTGTCTAACCTTTCGCTTGGGTTAGACACTGCATGTTCGTTACTTGTCCCGCCTGAGAGCAGGCCAAAGGCCGATTGAGCAAGGCGGGCTTGATCGCGCGCGGCGGTGTAAAGCTGAACCTCTGACAAGCTCTTGTGGCCGGTGATCGCCTGGATCTGGTGAGGCGTCGCACCAGCTTCGGCAAGGCGGACAGCGCAGGCCTTTCTCAGACCGTGAGCGGTACACTTCGGGTTGCCAGTGGCTAGCTTGGCCCGCGCCGCAAACCATTGCTGGAAGCCCTTTATGGAGAAGGGCTTGCCATAAGCGGTAGTCAGAAAAACGAGATGAGGGCCGCGATTAATGCTCAATTCAGCGGCCAATTCTGGTAGCACCGGAATGATCAGTTCTGTCCTGGTCTTTTGCTGGCGCAGCTTGATGGCTTGAGTGCCATCGTTAAGGCGCACGATGGCCGGTGCTCCCATCTTCACGACGTCACTGCCACGTTGGCCGGTGGATAGCAGCAAGGCCAAGGCAAGCCGCTCACGGGTTCCGCTAGGATATCGCGCCTTGAATGCCTCGATCTCTTGTTCAGTCCAGGCGTGGAAACCGTCGCTCTTGATCCTGTATGGACGCACCGGCGCTGCAGGGTTGTCGGTGCGCCAACCCATTCGAACGGCCAGCTCCATGAGCGTCTTGAGACGCTTTAGCAGCTTGTTCGCGGAGGCTGGGCGATCAGACAGACCACGCACCATGGCCTCAACATGCTTCGTCTGCATGGTGCGGACAGAGAGCTGGCCGAACTTCTCTCGAAGGGGCTCGAGGCTGGCTCGATAGGTGCGTTTGGTCGACGGCTCAAGGCCGTCGAACGCAGTCGAGCCGTAATAGCTGGCAATAAGATTGGAGAGGCTTCCGGGCGGTGCGCGCTTCACTCCTACCGGAGTCGCCTCGCGCAGCTCCCCTTTCATGGCCGCGTCATAGGCGGCCATGAATTCAGCGGTTCCCGGCTCACCCGGGAGATAGGCTGAGGGGAAGCCCTTACGCCGAAAGCGCCAGCGCGGTTTGCCGTGCCGGTCGCGAAAAGCGCTGACATATTTGAGCCTAATCGAGGCCAAGGGCTCTATCCCATTCATTCACATTCTTATCGAGATCGTCGCCGGTATGTTCCCGCGCCGTCAACTCGAGGGTTCCATTGGGAAGGATGCGATAGACGGGTACAGGGCTCTTGAGGCCACTGGCGCGCGCAGCTTCGATTAGCCGCTTGGTTTCGGCTACCGTGAACGGAACCTTTCTCCTAGCCGCCATCGCGCGCCCTCCTGGGCCGTTACTTCATGATCATTCGGATCACACGGAACATAAATGTGGCCTGCCCCTTCCCGTCCATGTCCTAAGGCGGCGGCAAGGAAAGGGCTTTAGGGCGGGCCACACGCCCCGAAAGGAAACGCCGCCGCCTGTCTCGCTATGCGATACCGTTCAGGCGCGCACGGACGGTGCTGGCGCCTACGCCTGCGGGCGTGACCGCAGCGCCGACAAGCGTATTGCCTTCGTCATCGGTAGTGAGCACCTTGGCGGAGTCATCCCAGTACAGGCGGTCCCCAAAGCTCACATCATCTGCAGCTTTGGGGAGCTCGAACACGCCCTCGAGCGCGCACTCAACCTGTTCGCCAGCACCTGCAGCAGTTGCCGCAACGCCGAAAAGAGAACCGGCGAGTACACCTGCACCGGACTGAACGCCGCCTGCAGGGGCGGTGAAGGTGATGATGTTGCCGGACTGAATGAAGTTCTTCATGGGTTCACACCCCTTTGTTCATGGTGAAAACGATGTTCTTCGGCCTGGGCCGGACGGCATCGGCGAGCTGGCGCTCAAGGTCTGCAATGGCGGCCGAGATCTCGGCATCTGAGCGGTATTCGATCTCGCGGTCGCCATGCTTCATCTTGCGCTGGCCACTGGCGCGGGTTGCGCGAAGGGCCTCAAGCCGGGCCGTTATGTCCTGGACCGTGGCCATTACTCACCGGGGTCCTGATACCAGGCGCGGTAATCGGTGAATCCAGCTCCGAAATCGAGGCGAACCTTGACCTCAACGCCGTCGACCTCGAAACCCGCGCGCGTCTCCGTCTGCGGCCCTTCGGAGCCTTGCAGATAAGCGTACTCAAGGCCCTCGAGCCGGGCCGGGTCGGCCACTACGTACCAGCGGCTCCCAGACGCAAGGCGCGCTTCAACGAGAAGCTCGAGCTTGCCGCCAAACGGGTTCACATCGCTGGACTTCGTGGGCTGGATAGCGGCGAGAAGTTTCTCGGCGTCCGTTTCCAGCTCAGGCGGGACCAGAAGGAAGCGCGGGGTTGCGTTGATAGGCCGCCCGTCGAGACCGGTTTGCTTACGCATTGCCAGCCGGGCGGCTGAGAGCGGGTCCTCGCCAAGAGCTGCACCCGTGCCGGCAAGGTTGCCGTGATCGGCATGGAAAAGCGCAACGTCATCGGCCATGACCGGACCGGCTCCGGAATTGCTTTCCAGAAGATCCACAAGAAACTGGGCTTCGAATTCCGCGGCCGCTTGTCCGAACTTCCCGGCAAGGTCAGTGAACGCGCCAATATCATCGTTGATAATGGCCTGACGGCTAATGCCGACAATCCGGCCGAACGTGTCGATGCGGTAGCTTTCGCCAGCCTCGGACATACTTCCGTACTTGAACTCGCCGTGTTCGTTCACCTTTTCGAGCGTCGGTGCGCCCGAAAGCATGAGGCGGGAGCGGGCGCGGAAGTCACGTGCCGAAGTCTGACGTGCGGCCGACTTCATCGTTGCCGGTGCGGCTTCATACGCCTGGCGAAGCTCCCGGTTCGCCGTATCGGCAAAAATCTGCGGAAAGTCGCTTGTGGTGTGCAGCGCCCGCGTGATGACGTCGGCGCGGGCCAGCCCGGTCGTCTGAATGCCGCGAAGCTGCAGGCAGTGACGGGCAAGGTCCAGCGTGTCCATATAGGCATACTGGCGCGCCGCTTCCGAAAGATTGTGGCTCGGGTTCGACCGGGCGAAGAGGGCTTCGCCTGCCCGCGTGACCAGATGGGCAGGGTCAGTGTTATCGAAGCCGACTGCATTGATGGCATAAGGGCGCGGCGCGCCGTTGCCATTGCTTCGAACGTGTTCGATGGCTGCAGTACGCGCTTCATCGATGCTGGCAGACCGGTCGATCAGGCCGTTCACGGTTTCTGCCGGCAGATTGAACGTATCGCCAAGGGCACGAATCTCGGTGTTGATCTCCGCCCGATTCACAACGGGACCGGGTGCGGGCGCAGGCGCGGCTTGGGCAGGTGCGGGGTTCGGTTTGGGCATAGTCTCAAGACTCCTGACTTTGGCACCGCCATCGGCTCCGACGGGCACAAGTGAAACTTCAACGAGGGTGAACCGCGTGACCGTGCGCACCCGCTGGCCGGTTTCGCGGTCAATGCGGTCTTCGAAGCGGTCGACGCTGTAGCCGATCGACACATTGCGGATGATACCGGCCTTGATATCGCGCCAGACCGGCTCGGCGCGCTCTGACACCTGAACGGTGATGATCAGGAGCCCGTTCTCAATTCGAGCTGAACGTACAACGCCAAGAACGTCCTCAAGGCCTACGCGCTTATGATTATCCAAGAGCGGCATGCCCTCGACGCGCGACAGGTCAACAGCCTGAGCCGTGACCGAAAGGCGCTCGACAAAAGGACCTTCGAAGTCTTCGCGGCGTACGCCTTCGCCCGTTGCGGCGACAAGCTCTACGGTGCGTGCCTCATCGTCGGCAGACGCCGGGCGGAAATCCAGCGCGCGGGTTTCGAGGGTATCAATTGTCCGCGGCATCGTCGGCTTCCTCTTCGGGTTCGTCTTCGGCAGGTTCTTCGGCTTGCGCCGGGTCCGTCTGGCGAACGGCGTTCGCCGGGTTCAGACCGAGGCGGCGCATGCGTTCGATATCGGCGGCAATTTCCCGATCCAGTCGCTCGACGTCGTATCCACGCTCGGCAACGATCTCGGCGCGGGACCGCAGGCGTGCGTCCATTTCCAGAATGGCGGCCTTGGCGTCCTTCTCCGGATCCACCCAGGGGAAGGCAGGGGGAAGCCATTTCACGGCCAGAAGCGTTGAGCGGTCACGCTGATAGGCGCTTGCAGGCACTCCGCCGCGCAGCACTTCCCACCGCAAGAAGCGGTTCCAGACCGGGCGGCAGAACTGGTGAACAACGGTGTGATGCTGAACGCCGCGAATGAAGCGCTGGAATTCGAGAAGCGCCGCACGGGCAGATGAGTAATTGACCTTGCTGTAATCACCGGTGAGCTGTTCGTAGGTGACGCCGGTGCCTACCGCGATCATGCGCAGCATTTCCGCCGCGAATGCAGGCGTGTTGCCAGCATCCGGGGGTTCGGAGAATTCCACGCTCTTGCCGGGTGGCAGGTTCACCATGGTACCGGGCTCGAGGCTTGCCTCGAACGATGCGCCGGCTTGTTCGCCGTCATAGGGCGGCGCGCCGTCCGTATCGGTGATGAAACCGGCGTGCAGGGCGGCTACTTTCGCCCGCACCAGCATGGCGTCCATGAGCTGTGCCAGCTCGTGAGATGTCAGCAGGACCGGCGCGAACCATGACAGCCCGCGTACCTGGCCGGGCATGAGCGGCCGGAACATGTGAATGACGTCTTCGGCGGCGAAGCGCACCGAAGGGCCCGGCAGACCGGCGAGCGAATCGCCTGGCGCATAGGGGCGCAGCCAGTAGGCGATACGGCGGCCGGTGCGCAGGTCAAACTCTACGCCCTGGACAATGACGCTGGTCTCAAGGCGAGCCGTGCGGGCGCGGTCCAGTTGTTCAGGGTGCAGGCGGCGCAACGTGTTCGGGCCGGTCCAGACATGGACGGCTTCGCCGAAGATCACCATGTCGCGTACGGCATTGGATTTCAGCCCGCCAAAATCGGTCAGCCCTTCGGCGTCGATCTCGTCGGTGAACTGCCAGAAGGACCGTGCAAGCCGGTCGCGCATGGCCTCGGCAGGGTGCAGCGAGCGCGGGGTAAAGCCCTCTCCGACAATGCTGGCGACAAGGCTCTCGACGGCACGCGCACCGTGCGGATTGTTCAGCACATAAGCCAGCGCCCGCGCGCCCACCATAGAGCCGGACCCGTGCGCCAGCTGGGCACCGTCGCGGACGCCCGGCGCGTCCTTCCAGCGGCGTCCGCCACCAGCCGCGTCAAGCGAACGTGTGTGCGTGCGCGGTAGGGGCAATGGACCGCCGAGAGCGTCCAAGGCGTGGGTGAGAAGGGTCCGGATCATGGGCCTATTCCCAGTCCAAACCCTCGGCTTCCCAGGCGGCGCGGAGCGCACGGACAATCGGGGCCGGATCGATCACGATGGCGGAGGCGGGAAGGGCTTGCGGGTCTACCCATTTGGGCGTCTGACCTTGGGAATCATATACCTCGCCCCGCAGGAACCGCCCGATATTTTCGCGCTTCACGCTGTCAGACCAAAATCCACGAACCGCGTCATCCTGGGCGCGCCACGCAACGAAGAAGTCTTCCTTTTCAGACGCCGCCATGGGAACAAGGGTCATGCCGCCTGCAATTGAGGGGGCAATTCCAAACTCATCCACAAGCTTAACGAAGACGGCAAGCCGCAGAACCTCGTCGGGGGTCCACTCGCGCTTCTTGCCGCGGCCCACTGTCATTATCGGCGGTTGAAAGTCACTTCTACGGCGCTCGGCACTGGGGATCGGCTCCGTCAGCTGGCCTTTGCCTATCCAGTGCTCAAGGCGCTTCGGGTGAATTCCAAGGAAGTTGCATACTTGGCTGTGGCTCATCGCCGTCATGGCTCAACGCTCCATTAGTTCCTCATCGAGTGAGGAACAGAGATAGTTCCTCACCGAGTGAGGAGTCAAGCGGTTTCGCTTAAGCGTGCAGTTCAGGTTCCCGTCATCATCATGACCGCAGGAACCGGATCGCTGGGTTCGGGCATGAAATGGTCACTTAGGCCTTGCCAGCCTTCCAGATCGGCATGCGCAGCCAGAAAGGCGCGGATGGCATAGAGATGGCGCTGAACAGCGCGGATGGTCGGTTCTTCGCCGTCCAGCGCGTCTACCGCCGCGCTGGCTAGCATCACGTGCAGCAAGGCCCCCTCCGGCGATAAGGGCCGCAGCCAGCTGGCCTCGCGGGTCAGCGTGTCAATCCGGTCGCCAATATCAGGGGTGAAGGGGTGGCCGGTCCGGCCCATGGTTTCGGCACGGGTCCAAGCGGAGATCGCGCTGATGAGATCCAGTGCGGCTTGCGCCGAAAGGCAGGTAGGTTCAGAGATGCGTTCAGCCTGCGACATTGTTTGCTCCCTTTAAAAAAGCTGATACATATAGATCAGCATAATGATCTAAAGGGATCAAGTGAAATTGATACAATCAGCTCAAATTCGTGCAGGACGTGCGTTGATCGGGCTGTCTCAGCCGGAATTGGCGGCGGAGGCTGGTGTCTCTGTGCCAACCCTCAAGAGGGCTGAGGGCAGCTCCGCCGTAAGAGCGTCAGATGCCGCTATCGAGAAAGTCGCGGAAGCGCTCAGGCGGCGTGGGGTCGAGTTCATTCCAGAGAATGGCGGCGGCGCGGGCGTTCGCTTGCGGGGTGCTAAACAATGAACAATGAGATGGATGGCGAGCCGCTACACCCAGCAATCAGGAAGCTGGTAATTATATTGGCGCAGGCCGCCGCGCGGGCAGATCACACACACACTATCGTTCCAATACCCCCGCCCCAGGGCCATGTGATCGACGGATCACATGGGGGTCGCGTTTCGTTACCCCCTTTCGTTGTCCGGGATTGAGGGGCTGCTACCCTGAAACAAGGCAGCAGCCCAAAAGGATTGCGTAACGATTCGTGACGCAATGGGGCAAAGGGGTGCGCGTTTCGCTCACCCCTTGTCGCCATGTGACGACAAGGGGGTCTGCAGTTCACCGTCCCCCCATCCACCGGCTTTTGATCACCCGGGGCGCATCCGGTACTTCATCCGGCGAACGCCGTTCGCCGGGCAGGGCCGGACCGGATCGGAAAGGCGCAGCCTCAATCCGGTTCGCCGCATCCTGCAGGCGGAAGCCCGAGGCATAGAGCCCGTGCAGGGCGGCCGTGGCGTAGACACGTGCGTCCAGGGGCTCGTTTCGTACGCCTGAATCGACAACCCATTCGATCCGCGCCACACCGCGCGTATAGCGCCGGATCGGCCGCTCAGCCGTGAGGCCGCGAAACCAGTCCAGATCCCGGTCATCGGGGAAGTGGCAGTAGCCGGGGCCCGGCGTGTCGAGCCTGAGCCGTGCCAATAGCGCTGTCTTGATACCGTCAACGCCCACGATGAACGGGGCGGCGAGGCGGCCACGCTTGGGCTTGGGCGGGCGTTTCGGCCAAGGCGTGACACCGGGGCCGCCGCGCCCCTTGATCGCCCACATACGCCGCGCCTGGCGTGCCTGGGCATAGCGCATCACTTCCGGTGTGCGGTGTCCGCCCGAATCGATAGCGGCCGCCGAAACTGGCAAAGGGCTGATGGCGCGCGGATGCGTGAAGCTCTGCAACAGGCTGGCGTCAAGGGCGTCCCAAACATCCGGCCGGGCGGGATCGCCCCAGAGCACCTCGTAGGCAATGGACCACGATTCCTCCCCCCGTCCCCAGCCGACTATCTCGAGCTCAAGGCGGTCATCCTGGACGTCTACGCCAGCCGTCAGCACGGCCACGCCATCGGGCAGGTCCGGTCCCCAGCTTTCGGCGCGGGCCTGTAGCAGCTCGCCAGCGAGCGGGGCGGAGGCTTCGTCTTCCCATGCTTCGCCAAGCTTGGTGTTCACCCATGCCTGCAGGCGGTGCGGATCGCGCTTTACCGCGACAAACTCGGCGGCAATCTCGCCCCATGATTCGAAGGGCGAGTAGAGCGCAGACAGATGAAAACCGGCATTGCGGCCGTCACTGGCCGCCGTGGCACGCCATTCGCCGGCAGCGAGCATGGCAGGCTTGCGGTGTTCCTGGATCGCCTCGCCGCAATGCTCGCATTCCAGCCATGCGGCCCGAGGATCCTCTTCGTACCGGATGCGCGCCCATTCGATTGTCTGGTACGCGCCGCAATGCGGGCACGGGACGAAGTAGCGGCGCTGATCGGTCTCGGCGTAGGCCGCCTCGATCCGCGACACGCCTTTCAGGGTCGGCGTTGAACAGAGGAACACCTTGCGGCGGCCGCGATATGTCGCAGTGCGCTGCACGGCGAGGGCAACCGGGTCGCCTTCCCCGCCCGCGTCCAACGGATAGGCGTCCACCTCATCACAGAACAGATACCGGACAGGCGTCGAGCGCAGACCAGACGGGGCGTTCGCGCCGGTCATGACAAGCTGGCCGCCCGGAAACTCCTTAAGCGCGAGCGTGTTGCCGCGCTCTCGCGCTTTAGGTGGGGCCACCAGATTGCGAAGAACCGGGGAGCTGGATATCAGCGGATCGATCCGGGTGCGGCTGTTGCGGCGAAGCATGTCCAGCGAGGGCATGACCAAAAGCGTGACGCCGGGGGCATGGGCGATGATGTAGCCAACCCAGTTCAGCCCGGCTTCCGTCCCGCCAAGCTGAGCACCTTTGATGAACACCACGCGCTCGACAGGATCGGACGCTGAGAGGGCGTCCATTATGCCCTGCAGGTAGGGCACTCGAGAGGTGCGCCCCGGGCCGGGCTCGGCGCTTGTCGAGGGCAGTCTGCGGTGCTTGTCCGCCCACTGCGATACGGTCAGCTGCGGCTCGGGCTCGAGGCCACGCCGCCAGGGCAGGTCAGCGAAGGCACGGGCCTCGGCTATCGCCTGGGCAGTGTCACCGGTCATGGATCAGTTCCTCAAGAGGGCGTTCGCTCAGTTCGCGGAGGTGCTCCCTGACAAGCCTGTCCAGGACGGCGAAACACCGGGCTGTGTCGGCGTCCAGCTCGGCAGCAAGCTCCGGTGCCGCGCGGCTCACGAAGGACAGCCATGAATCCCGCTCCGCCCTGGCGCGCTCGAAAATCGCGGCCTCCGCCGCCTTGCGGTCGATCATTGCGCCGCGTTCGCGCTCGAGCTTGATCAGCTCCCGGTCTGCCTTGATGCGCTCGAGCTCGGCGCGTGGCGAGTCGGGCGGGACCCCTTTGCCTTTCATGCCGGACGCTGGCGCGCCCTTCGCACGGTTGCGATCAACGTTCGCGGTGTACCAGCCTACGCCCTCCTCCACGCAGATGCGCCCGTTCGGGCGGACGGGCAGTCCGGATTCGATCAGCTGCGATATGCGCGCTGGCGTCACGCCAAGATGAGCCGCAAACGCCTTCTTCGAAAGCGTTTCCGGGGTCTTGGTTGTGACCATATCGTCGTGAAAAAGCGCGCTCAT